CATTGGCGCAGATTATTGCTTTGGCGCAAGAGACTAATGTTAATGATGCAGCATTGGGCGCAAAGGCACAGGATGCACTAGATAGAATCGCATTGCTGGCACAAGAAACTGCGGTGACTGTGGCATTGGCTGAAAGTAAAGCAAATCAGGCTTTGGCATTGGTGGATAAACTGAATAAAGCGGTTGAGGGCTTGCAGATGACCCCACCGCCACGGGAGTTCAAACGAGCAAGATATGGGTCGTTTTACGACACCACCACCCAGACAGCTACCACAATTAACACAGCTAAAGCCATCACGTTCAACAACACTGATCTGAGCAATGGGGTATTTATTGGAACTCCAACATCAAGAATCGTAGTGGATAGTGAGGGAATCTACAACTTTGACACCTCGTTCCAGTTGGATAAGACTACTGGCGGCACGGCAGAGTTCTATTTTTGGTTTCGTCTAAACGGTGTGGATGTGCCAGATAGCGCAAGCCAAATCAGGATTCAGGGAAATGATGCTGAGATTTTTTCATCGCTGAATTACTTTTTTGACTTAAAAGCCAATGATTATGTTGAATTGATGTTTTCAACCACAAGTCTTAGTGTTGAGATTGCTGCTTTTGCTGCGGCTGCACCTCACCCAGGCATTCCATCCATAATTCTCACAGTCAACAACAACATCGGAGGTGTCCAATGACAGTTACAGTAAAAGTGCTAATCCCTGCAAAACAGGCAGAGAATAGCCAAACCACCCAATATACCGCAACAAATGTCAAAGCAATTATTGACAAGTTTACGGTGACCAATACCAGTGCCAACAATGTGACTTTCAGTTGCAACTTGGTAACAAGTGGCGGAACGGCAGGCGCATCAAACCTGATTATCGACACACGCACCATCGTGCCAGATGAGACCTACACCTGTCCTGAATTAGTGGGTCAAGCATTAGACGTTGGTGGTTTTATTTCCACAATCGCAGGGGCGGCAACATCCCTGACCATCCGAGCATCAGGCCGAGAAATTTCATAAGGAGCTAGAAATGAAAGAATTTATGGTTATCCCACGGGGCTTTAATGGCTTGCCGATGGAAGAAGAATTTTTGACCAACGCAGAGAATAAAAAGAACTATGCCGTTGCGGTCGCTGATTGGAACTATGGCCCTGAAATGCCCACCAATGAGCCTGGCGCAAATAAGGAGTTTTATGCTGGTTTGGCAGAGGCGATGCAATGCGATGAAAAAGACGCAAGACGCAAGCATTGCTCAAACTGCGAGTATTACGATAACAGCTTCATGACCCAAGTCAGAATTGAGCGCATCCCAATGGCGGCTTATGACAAGGGCGCAGGATTTAGGGGTCACTGCGAAAAGCTGAACTTTATCTGTAACGATATGCGGGTTTGTCAGGCTTGGGAAGACAGAGAATATGAGGATTGACCTTTTGTCAATTTGTGCGAAAATCAAGCCGCTGAGTTCTGGCATCCAGCGGCCTACCCTAATTAGGAGTTGTGCATGGTTACGGTTGGAATTACAGAGCAGCATTTGATGGAGGTCTATTCAGACCCTTACATCACAAAAGTTGGGCATGATAATCGCCCTGCTGCGCCAATCCAACACCCAAATGTTACATATCTTTCAGCATGGGTTGATGGCAAATTCTCTGGTGCTTTTATGGCTATCAAGCAAAGCGCAGTCGAGTTAGAACTTCATGCTTTGCTTAAAAAATCTGCACTCAAACAATCTCGTGATCTTGGTCTTGCTTGTTTAACTTGGGCATTTGCTCAACCAATATTACGGGTCACTGCTTACATTATTGAAGGACTTGATATGGCAAAGAACTATTGCATCAAGTTAGGCTTCAAAATAGAGGGTTGCAGACGCTGTGCTTGTGTGCAAAATGGTGTAATCAAAGACGTTTATGTGTTGGGCATGACCCGACAGGAATGGGGTGCAATATGAGTTTTATTGGCGATTTAATTGGTGATGTTTTTGGCGGTATTACTGGCGCAAAGCAAGCCGGAAAAGCAGCCGAAGCTGGTGCGGCAACTCAAGCGGCAGCGGCAGGAGCTGGTATTGAGGAACAGCGCAGACAGTTTGACAAACTAGTTGAGTTGATGTCACCTTATGTTGCCGCTGGTGTGCCAGCCCTCACAGCACAACAAGCATTAGTAGGATTACAAGGCCCAGAGGCAGAACAAGCTGCATTAGAACGAATTACTGGTGGGTCAACATTTCAGGAACTTGCAAGACAAGGTGAAGAAGCATTGCTTCAACGAGCATCGGCTACTGGTGGTCTGCGTGGCGGAAACATTCAAGGTGCATTGGCTCAGTTTAGACCTCAGTTATTGAATCAGTTAATTGAACAGCAATACACCCAACTTGGTGGATTAACCAATATTGGACAAGCATCAGCCGTTCGCCAAGCCGCTGCTGGTCAACAAACTGGATTGAATGTTGCAAACTTGTTGGCTAATCAAGCGGCAGCCACTGCTGGTGGTCAAGTGGCAAGAGGTAATGTTGGAAGACAAACCTTTGGCGATATTCTTGGTGTTGCTAAAACTGTTGCTGCTTTTTAAGGTACTGATATGGCTATCAATCCATTACAACAACCAATCAACTATGCTGGAATGATTCCGCAGGTTAACATTGGTCAGCAATTTGCCGAGTTAGGTCAAGTCTTAGCAGAGCGTCAAAAACGCACTCAAGCAGAAGAAGTCAAAAAGGCTTATGCGACTGATTTGCAAGCAGTATTAGACAACCCATCTATGAAGGCATTTAATGATTTTTCATTGAAATACCCTCAACAAAGAGAAGCGGTAAAAGATGTTGCAAGTCGATTTACCCAAGAACAACAAGATGCCGAATTTAATATTGGCAGAGATATAGCTGTTTCACTCGAAAACAAAAATCCAGATGCTGCGCTGAATATTCTTAATAAAACAATCGAAGCAAGAAAAAACTCAAATTTGCCCACAACGGTTTACGATCAGATACAACAAATTCTGTCAAATACCGATGACCCAGACCGCATCAAAAAAGCACAAGCGCAAACAAATTTTTCTTTAACTTTGCTTAACCCAGAAAAATTTGGCAAAGTTGTTACATCTTTAGAAAAACAAAGACTTGAACCAAGTGTATTAAAAGAAGCAATAGCTAAAGCTGATGAAGCGGTCGCTAAAGCAACCACAGCACAAGCCACAGCTACTAATGCTCCAGAGAAAGCAAAAGCTGATGCTGCACTAGCAGAAGCGCAAGCACAAAAAGCGCAAGTCGAAGCTGAGTTTGCTAGAGCTAAAACTGTATTAGAGGTGCAACAACAAGCAGCAACTTTACGCAAGACTAATGAAGATATCATCATCGCTAAAGAGAACGCACGTATTGCCGCATTAAATGCAGCGATAGCAAGAGAAACAAACGTTATTAAGCGTGAAGAATTACGGCAAAAAATTGATGATGCAAAAGAAAAACGTGATGCTGCTGATAGAGATCAAAAAGCAACAGTTGCCAATCAATCGGCAGATATTGATAATTTTTTGAATACAGCAGTAAGAATTTTACAAACGCCAAAAGATGTTATCAAATCAGCAACTGGGCCAGTGGCTTCAAGACTGCCAACTTTAAGTGCTGATGTTGCTGACTTTGAAGCACTTGTAGAGGCACTTGGTTCACAAGCATTTATTGCTCAGATTCCAAAAATTAAAGGAACTGGTAGTTTGTCTGAAAAAGAAGGTGATAAATTGCAAGCATCTTTGCAAACTTTAAGCCTTAAACAATCGCCTGCAAGATTAGAAGAAAATGTCAAAGAAGCTGTGCGTTTACTTACAAAAGTACGAGAAAACATAGCCCTTAAATATGGCGTTCAAGCGCCTCCATTAGATGTGCCAGCAAGTGAGTTAAATGTATCGGTAGGCGGAACTACTTACAATTTCCCAACAAAAGCGGCAGCTGATGCTTTTAAAAATTCTGATGCTTACCGCAGAGCCGCAGGGACTAGATAATGGCAACAGAACTTGAAGCACTAGCAAAACAATTGGGTGGCTCGGTTCAGTCGCCTGCTGAGACTTTACGTGTAGAGGTAGGTGGTGTGCCTATTTTTGCCGAAAGTTCAAAAGCAAGCACAATTACACCGCCAGCAGGTTTTCAATTACTCTCGGTAAAACAAGCAGATGTAAAACCATCAGGCTCTTACTTTGATGAAACATTGAATGCTTGGTTGACTCCGACAGTCCAAGCAACTCAAGCAGCCCCAGAACCTGCTAAAACAGAAGACCTTGCGGCACTTGCGGCTCAATTGGGTGGAACTGTTGCAGTGCCATCAACAACCGCAACTGGACTAGCTGGTGCAGCCACAAGGGGTTTGGCTCTGCCTGCGGCTGGTGCGGCTTTAGGTGCTGCTATGGGTGCGCCATTTGCTGGTGTTGGTGCGATACCAGGCGCTATTGCAGGGGCTGGCGCTGCTACTCTTGCAGGATTACTTGGCGACCCTATTGTTGGTTCGGTGAATAGTTTATTTGGTACAAAATACACATTGCCAACCGATGCGATGGCAGACTTGCTGACCCGTGTTGGCGTGGCTGAACCTCGCACTGCGGCAGAACGCATCATGCAAACGACAGCGGCTGGTGCAAGTGGTGGACTTGGTGGTGTTGCTGTGGGTAAAGCCGTAGAAGCTGCTGCAACAAGTCCAGTTACCCGTGAAGTTGGTAGATTGTTGGCAACAACACCAGCACTTCAAACAATTAGTGGTGGCACTGCGGCTGCTGCTGGTGGCCTTGCGAAAGAAGCTGGTGCTGGCACTGCTGGGCAGATTGCGGCAACCGTTGGCGGTGCTTTTGTTCCATCTATACCAGCGGCAACTAGGGCGGTGACTCAGCAAGTGGCAAGGCAGATTGCACCAGCAGGAGCTGGTATTCGTCAAAG